CTGCCGCAGCACCAGTGAAATCAGCATCAAAATCCTTGGTCAGGTTAGTCCAAGTCGTTCGATTGCCGTCTGATCCGCCATCACTTGCCTCTTGGACATTAAGGAAATACCCTATCCCCACTCCATCGGTAGGTATCTCTAGATTAGCTGCATACGGTATGCCATTGCTATCACTAGCTGTTTCTGTAGCAGTCGTAGCCGCATTGGTTAGTCGCCATAATCCAACGCCAGCATGGTTGCACGTCGCTGAAAATGTTATGTCAACATCAGCAGTAGTCCCTGATGCAACAGTCGCCGCCCAAAGTTCACAAACGTCGTTACTAGTTGTTGCTTGTCTTACGACGAGACTGGCCGTTTGACCGCCAATGGTACACGCCGAAACTATATGCGTACCCCCACTCGTCCTCACCGCAGATATACCAGCGACTACCAACCGGCTAGTAGCTGCATCGCCTATTGCCATGCCGTCAAACTGACCTGACCAGTCGGTATTACCAGCGTGAGAAACAACCGACTGCGCGGTATAGTCCAGAGTCAATGCGGTGTCTGGAGCTAGAAACCACTGTGATTGGCCGAACATATATCTTACTCCTACCCGAAGTTCAGTTGTGGGGTGCCAAGTAAGATAGAATTATCGGCCTTAATAATGTACGGGACGACGTCATAGTCATTATTAGCACTAGAGACTGTCAGGCCAGCAGCAGCCGCTGTCTCGTAATCCCCGTGTAGCGATACAGTCCCTGCGCTAGAGCTAGATGGCTGGATAAATATGATAGTCCCGCATTGTCCAACTTGGCTGGCTTCAGTGGTTGGCGCGGCTAGTGTGTTAGACCCAGATGCAAGGGTAATGATGAAGTTAGTATAAGTGTCATAGTCCAAGACGCCGGACGTTGCCGCCAGCGCAGCAGTGTAAGTAGACGGCACTTGTGATTTTGTGAACGTCTGCTGGGCGTTTGTTAAGACGATATTAGAACCACCAGCGAGGTCAATTATACCTTGGACCGTATCTTCTTTGAGATTATTAGAATCAGTGGCATCAGCAAATATGATAGTATCAGAGGCAGTGATGACCGTGTCGGTTAGACCTGCTAAACCAGCATGTAATCCCGCAGGTGTGATCGCCCGTACAGTATCAGTCCCAGTTGTGACCTCTGCACTCGTAGCTAGTTCGACAATACCCGAGGCAGTTGCGGATGCAGCATCGGGAACATCACCATCCTCACCAGCCGGTATGAACGTCAACCCAATAGCATCACCGTCAGAGATTGTTCCAACAGTCAGAACGTGAGTGACTGCTACCTTGGAGTAAGTGGATGCTGACGTGACCGCGCCCGTCACCTTGTAAACTAGAATGGCGTTGGTCGCACCGTAGGACGCAATGTAGATCATGCCCCTTGCCACGGCATTCGTGACATCATCCCAAGTGTCTACCCAAGCATTGACGCTAACAGACCCAGCCTCGACATCATCAATATAAAGGACTGTTGCGCTCGACGGCGTGGCGTGATTTAGCCAGACCTTCCCAACACCTTGGTCGGTGTCAGTGGTAGCGGTCTCAAAAGCGAACTTGACGCCATTCTCTGGTGCATTGTTATCGACGTATGCTTTGACTGACTGCTGTGTGACACCAGCCACCGCGCTATTCGATCCCATAGCGTCTTCGTCAAGGAAGCCAGCGGTCAATGTAGCGCCAGCCGACATGGCGATTGAGGTTAAGCCAGCCAATGTTCCAGCCGTAGCAGTCAGCGTGGAGCACTTAAACGGTGCAAACGCATACGTCATATTGCCAGTGGCATCAGCCGTTGCGGTTGTCGTTCCAACCGTAAAGAAGTCACCACTCTCGTCCCAGAGAATTACAGCGTTATTGCCAGTCGATCCCCGCTCCATGATAAGGCCGAGGTCGTTGGCATTGCTACCAGCACCGCTATTTAATTCAATCAGCGGGTCTTTGATGACAGTGTTGGTCGCATCATTGGTAACAGTTGTACCATTGACTGTGAGATTACCGGCGATGGTCAGGTTAGCGCCCACATCGACATCGGCGGTGGTCTGAATACTATCTACCCATGCCTTGAGCCAGCGAACGCCCGTCGTGCCAAGGCTGTCGGTACTATCGGTGTCTGATACAACATCTCCGCCCATAGTCAGGACGCCAGTTATAGCTCCTGTGCCACTTGCCGCGAGAGTAGTGAAAGCGCCCGTTGCTGCGGTGGTAGCACCAATAGCACCGTTCATTCCACTGGTGTTGTAATCGACAACTTTAGCCCCGTTTAGGGTCAACCCTATATTGTTAGCACCTATCCGGTAGAAGCCGCTGTCAGGGTCAGAGGAGAATGAATAGAAGGGAAGTGACACTGTGCCGTTGCTGCCGAGGTACTGACCCGCAGAGTCGATTGAGCTAGTCAGGGCCAGACCCGTAGCATCCCAGAGGAGATAAGCGTTAGCAACAGGGGTGGCGAGTGTTGTGTTGGCACCAGTAGTGTCACCATCCGACAACTTAACCGACCGACCGACCTCAGTATTCACCTGCTGCGCCAACATCGTCAGCGTATCAAGCTGTTGCTCAACGAGATCAGAGGGAAAGGGATCGTTCTCAACGAGGTCAAGACCTTGGGTGAACTGTTCCTCACGGATAATGACCAGCGTCTCGCCAGAGGCGGGGGCCGACCCCATCGTCACCGTACCGCCAGCCGCTATACCCGCACCTGTTACAGTATAATGGGTGGTCAGGGTCTTTGTCGTCTCAACCCCTGTGCTGTCTACCACCAAGATGACCTTGAGGTCGTCTGCGGCGAAGAACAGGTACGGGAACGTGAACGCTGTGGCGGAGCCGTCCCCGGCTGTGCTGGACCGATTAGCTGTTGAACTTATCGCCATCGTCTTTATCCCTTATGGTGTTGCGAATATAACAATTAAGCCTTCATTGCGCGAGTATCTTTTCGTCAATGATATACGTTGAGTACCCTGTGACTTCTGCAAGACCTCGAATGATGTCGTCAACGCTGCCGTAATTAACCCCATCCGATATATGGATAGCTCCCCGAACTTCACTAACCACAGTCTTTACAGGAGCGCCAGTCACTGCGCTGATGCTTTGTAGGGCGAGGTCTAAAGCTCGGCTCCCATCGAGCCAGTCTTCTGCGGATATACCATTCTTCGCAAAATCAGCAATCGCTAATCCCATATCCACTATAAAATCCAACGGGTTGCGGTTGGATAAGTCATGCACAGCGTCGGTTCCAGACACAACTAAACGGGAGATAGTGTCAATCGCAGTACCAAACGCGAACACCCCGTTCAGAGAACCCAGTATGGACGCCCGAAGCTGGTCCTCGTTCTCCCAGTTGAAGCCGTTGGCAACGAACTGGATCATGTTTGGTATGAATATGTGTAGCACAAACATACGCTTTGCGAACTCTTTCCGACTAAGACGCCCATACGAATTGTCCACAATTGCGGCATATTCTGCGCGGGCTAGTGCGTTTGCAGAAGACATGAACTGCGTCATAATCCTAGTAAATACGTTCTGCCTTTGCCATTCTGACAACTGATCCACATCAGGAGACTGCTGGGTGTTGACGGATAGTCTCTCTACATTCTCCAGCGCAGCCGCCTTATCCCCACCATTCTGTTTGAGCCGGGCGTGGTAGTGCCCGTAGCCACCTAGCGCAATAGCGGCCTTATCACCAAATCTGATGTAGACCATAATCATCTTCGTGATCGTTGGGCGTTTACCCACGACGTTGAAGAACGACTTGTCCGTAAGTATCGCCTGATAATCCCGGTCAATGTTTAGACCACGATTTCTGAAGAACTCACTCTCGTTCAATTCTCGTAGCGCAGCCCTTGGGTTTGCTGCAAACTTAACCATCCCCTCTACGAAGTCTTTAGATTTCACATCTTCAGCAAACGCAGCAAACGATGCTAACTGCTTTAACCCAATCTGGGGTTTCAATCCAAGTTGGGCGAAGGAGAAGTTACGCATCAAAGTCTCGAAAATTTGCGTACCTGTGATGGAGTTCTGGACCCCACGCTTCGAGAACATATCCAAATCTCTGCGTATGGTCTTCAATAAATCTTTACCATGCGCCCGCTCTATGCGTTGCAGGACATCGGGATGCCCAACTACTTGGTTTAACTGTTGTGTCTTCTCACTATACGCGATGAAGTATTCCATCTCGCTGATGTGAGATTGCATCGCCGTGAAATCACCAATCTCACTAATAGGGCGCACGGTAGGCTCCCTATTCTTGAGGCTCCCCGGCGCGACACCACCGCGATAGAGGATACCTTTCATAAATTCATCTTGGGTGCCTGTATCGTCGGTCCTACGTTTGATTGGGCTGTAAAACTCTAACTTAGGCAGCGAGTACCCGTAAACTCTTTCATAAACTTCGTTGATACGCTGGTAGTATCCCTCGTAAAATTCAAGCTGTGCATTAACCATACGCCAATCAAGCTCTGTCATCTGGTCTTCGAGTGCCGTTATTATCTCGTCAGTGTATGCGTTACTTTTTTCCGACTTCATACTTAACCGCAGGTCAGGGGCTTTCAACTCCATCATCCGTTTACGCAACTGTGCACGGGTCCGAACCTCAATGTTGCGGACAACACCATCAGAGTGGAGATACGCTCCAAGGTTCAGTTCTACTGTCTCATCAATTTGTAATTGCTTGAGCAACGCCCGCTCAGATGTTGTATTCATAGCCCGTAGCATGAGTTCTGTGAAACGCTCGACAGACGATTTTTTACCCCGGTCAAATGCCCGGTTCTCATCGAACAGTGTCAGCTTGTTAGTCATGGCGTCTACGCGGGCTTTATCACTGGAGCGCATGACCCTTCGCAGTTTATTCCACCACGCTCCACTTGGGCCGATGAACATCTCAACTTCAACCTTCGTAACCTTCTCACGCCTGTTACGCTGTTGCGGTGTCTCTACACGTTCAGCGCCGATGAGGCTTAGAAGCTCCGTGCGCTGGGCGGCGCTTTCTTCCTGTTTGGCTAGAACATCACCTGCCAGTATTGACTTGCCCTCTTCAATCAGAGAGGTAACGGTGTCAAGTAGCTGTTCGAGTTGCGCCACATCAACACTAGTGGGGTCTGCCTTTGCCGCGAGGAGTCTATTTTCCAAGGCTTCGACAGGGGTGGGTATATCCGTCGTACCGTTACCCGCACGGATTTTCAGTCTCTGAATGGCAGCGTCTTTTGTTAGACTGAAGGCCTCACGAGCTACGTCCAGAACCTTCTGCACATCCGGCCCAAACTTACCTTTGTGGCCCTTCACCACCGTCCGTTTAAGTACTCTCTTCAACTTAGCCGTAACCTTCTCACGTCGGGCTGCGGTGACCAACTTATTGATCCGGTTCTGTAACTTCGGTAACGCCCGTTGGAACTGCTCCGCCGTCTGTACGTTTCGTATAGCTATTAAGAACTTAGCTTTATCTTCAGGCTTCAAATCAGATTGATTAATGACATCTATTACGGCGGACTGCGCGGCTTTGACATCTGTTTTAGCCAAACGTAGCCCCTCGCGAACACCCTTTTCCAACGCCCGCGCCCGCGCTTTAGCTGTGCGGCGCTCGGCACGGAGCAGTTCGACACCCTTTAATTCTACGGGTTTATCTAGGGCTTTCAGCGCTTCACGGGTCTTAGCCAAGGGGGTGGATGCGGTTAATAGATTGGCGCGTTCTTCGTCCAGTATCTCACGAGTCTTCAGCAGGGAGTTGACCCGATTGTCCAGCGCCTTCACTGGTTTCCCTTCTGCCTTCCTTACGTCTATTGTCTCCATAGTATCGACAATGCGTTGATCCAAGGTATCTACTACCTTGTCAATCTCCCTAATGCGGCCCCTTGCGACCTTCCTCAACGCGGCAGCTTCACCTTTATCAGCGACCTTATTCTGTTCAGCAAATTGCTTCTGGTAGAAGTCTGTACGCCGCATACTCTCGGCGGCGATTAGTTCTGCGTCTTCCGCGACGATGACACCATTGTCCGCGATCTCAACCCCAACCTTTGCTAATGCCTCTTTCTCTTGAGCGTTCAAGTTACTCACTTGGTACGTCTTCAGGTCAGGCGACACCGGGGCTTCGCGTAACTTAGCTGTAACGCTGTCTATCGTTTTATTAGTAACATCCTTGAGCAGTTCTCCTTTTGGATTGGGGGGTATATTATTTGCCCTACGGTCTTGCGCTACATCAACCGCCAGCCTCGGCGCGGAGAAACCCACCGCGATAAGGGGCATGGCCGTTAGTGCCCCGACAACGGCGTCGCCTACACGGTCCAGCGCTTCCGTTGTACTGATGGGTTCAAATTCCCCTTCTGCAAACAACTTGGTCACCTCGCCCGCCGCAATCTTAGCAAATTCCTGACCGCCCTCTGCTGATGCCTCGGCAGCTACTAACGTAGATATGTTGAATAGGAATTTTCTGAATGCTGTTTTACCCGTGGGTATCCTTAGAAACTGTAAACCTTTGGTCGCCAATTTACCGATCACGTTCTCACTGCCAGGGACTAACTTAGCTATTAGCGCAATAGGCACAAACTCTAGACTCGCTGACGCTGCTCCCCCCATTACCGCACCAATTCGAGCAGCCATCGGCTCTATCTTTTTACCATTGATATCCGTGAACTCTTTAATCTCACCATAAAGCTCGCCCACCTCAAGTATGAACGTCTGCTCTGCCATACCAGTAATCGCACCTGCTTTCAGGCCACCGAAAAAGCCAGGGATCGCTCCTACGCCCATGAACGCCAACCCTGCCGTTCCGAAACCGATACCGCCTTGCCCTGCACGAAGTGCCGATTTCTGTAATATATCTTTCATAAAAGGTATAACTTCCGAAGACCCTCTCACCATATCCTCAAAGAAGTTTTGTGTTTCCATAGGCTTCGGGCTGGACTCTCGTAGCTGTGCTATACTTTCATTGATGAAAGGTGTGTCGTTACCTATGAACAACTCCCAGTTCAACTTGCTGATCTGAGTTTCGATGTCGCCCCTTCTAAATCCTCTAGTAGCAAGATCGCTTATCCTGGCCATAGTGCCGAAGGGTGCCTCGTACACCGAGCCGTTGTCTTCATTCAGTATCTTCTCATTGGGTAACCCTGAAGGTATGAAGTTCTCAGGGTTGAACGTGGGCACCCCGCTACCATTGTCCACATCTGCCAATGGGATCGTAGGTGGGGACAGTGCCTCGAAATCATCGGGGTTGAATACGGGGGCGGTAGCCATATTAGCTATTCCCTGGCCGGGGGGGCGGGGTTGCGCCCGATAGCAGCTGTCTCGCATGTTGGGTGAACGCACCCGTTTTTAGATCAATCTTTCCCGCTGCAATCCCCGACAGGACCAATCCGCTGTCAATCTGTTCATCAGTGTAGGGCTGTACTCCATTCTCATGCTTGATAATACTCTTAATCAATGCCCTCATTATTGTAGGATTCTTCACATCAATAGTTTCATCAGGTTCCACATTAAGGAGACTAGAGACATGGTCGATATAAGAACTTGTATCATTCTCTACGGGAGGTGCCCAACGACTGATAATCCCCTCCACTGTATTAAGATTGTGCTTATCTCTGTAGGTCTGTAACACCTTACTAATGGCTCTAATTCCGTACTCGGGAGATGAGAAGTTGATGAACCTTGGATCATCCTGTTGATCGCCCATACCTTCCCACTTGACATTGGTCCTATCAATGTTCCCTGGATTGTTGTTATCAATTCCTCTGGTCAGGCCTGTAGCTGAGGGGTCCCCAAAAATAGATATATTGTTGATAGATTCACCTGTGGCATCCAACATTTCTCCTACAGAACCCATAGCCTTCTTGATGTTGTCAGCAACAACTTCGGCTAATGCCAAAGCTCCTTTGCCCCTGCTCAGTCCAGCAGGCTCTACATTATCAGGATTAGTATCTGCATCAGGCAGTGATTCTATTGTAACGGGACTTAGTGGGGCAGGCGTCCCATACCGTATACCTACCTGGGATTCATCTACACTAGGAGTCGGCGCTCCCGCCTCTTTCGGGCGGGGTGGAGCCGGGGGGAAAGCCGTAAGGGACCGTAATGGATCAGGGTCTAGGTCAGGATTTGCATTTTCCGGCACTTCCGGTTTTGCTAGACTTCTTAAGTATATTTCATCTTTAAGACTCTGGGCTTCATCTTTTTCAAGACGCTCTGCTTCATCGAGCCGCTGACGCTCTTCTATGGTTATACCATTAGCTTGGTCCTTCGTTATCGGGTCCGAGTCAATGACCTTTCCGTTCTTATCCTTAGTCACTCTCCAGTACTGCCCCGTCTTTTTGTCATAGCCTATGATGACATCATCGCCGACCTTAACGTTGGACTTGACATTGCTTTCCCCCGGCACACCGGGTGTAACACCCCCTTCGCCGACGATGTGATTTGGTACTTTAGCCATACCCCGTGTGGCGGGCACAGTCATATGGACGTAATCAGTTATGGTCTGATCAACCAGACGGAGTACCAATGCGTCCCGGCTCTCTTTGTAGCCATCAACCTTGTTGATGTTCGGGTCAATTCCATTTTCGTCTAAGAGATCGTTGAATGTCCGCGCCAACTCTGCGTGTTGTGCTCTCGTAAGCTTGTACTTTTTGACATGATCTATCAGCTTTTCGTTACCTACATTGAAAGGGTTGTCTTTTATGAAATCAAAGCCAGGGAAGCCGAATGTGCCTGTGTCAGTGGACCCTACTCTCCCCTGCACGATCTGCTCAATGTTTCGGTTGTACCTAGCGACTTCACTAGTGCCGAGAAAACCTTCCATCCCCAGTCCAATGATGCGGGTTTGGAAAGATAAGAGGGCCTCAAGGCCCGCAGACGATTCATATTTCCCATCCTTCAATGCAATACCGAGGTCCGTGTATTCCGCCACAATCCTAGCTGAGGCATCCAGCTTTTCGTTTAGTGAGCGAACCGGGGTGTTCTGTTTTATAAGCGCACGCCTTATAGTATTGCGGACTTCTGTGCTGAGATCGGGCACTTTATCCAAATCCGCGAGACTTCCACCTTGTTTGACAAGGTTGAAAGCCGCAGCGTTGTTCCCAAGAGTCGAGGCGTAACGCCTCTCCTTAGCTTTCTTCCCCGCGCCTAGTACAGCGGCTACTGCTTCACCTTCGAACTTAGCCAGAGCCTCTGGGTTGAAGTCCGACAGTTCGCCACTCTCTAACATTCGGATCGCATCGGCGGGACGTTCTAACAATCCCGCAAGGACTTGTGCTTGGAACTCCGGTAGAGCATCGTCCAGCGCTTTATTTATTCTTTGAGCGGAAAACGTCGTGGCTTTGAGTATTGATCCATATTCCTCCATAGCCGTTTCTACGTCTGTTCCCCCGATAAACAAATCCCCATCAAAAGCTGTCTTGATCTTCTTTACATCTATAATTTCGCCTTTAACCGTACTCTCCGCTTGAAAAATCCGCGCACCATCTAGGTACGATGTCCTAGCCGTAGCTATCCTTTCACCCAGAGCGTATTTCTGGACATTGTTAAGTTTCGAGGTAAAATCACCGACCTTATCATCAAATAACTTTTGAGACGCATCGTAATGCCCAGGCGCTCCAACCGGCGCTAACCTTCGCCGTTCGGCCTCCTCATTCCTAAATTCAATTTCAAACTCCGAGAACTGCGCTCTCGCAGACGTAATAGAACGCTTATCTTCCCGCACCTTTAAGATATCACTGATATCTGAAATAGCGCCGCCAAACTCGACCATACCTCTACCAAAACCGCCGACATCCCCCTCCGACGCACGGCGACCCCCGCCACCAGAGGGGGCTATATTCGCAGGTGCATCAAAGATTTTAGGCATCAGGTGACCCCGTTTCTTTTGGGTATAAATCGTAATATCGGTCGTTTGCTTTCACACCACCTTTTAATAAGGTGCCCGATGCGGAGAAATAGCTCTGCGTCAATGCGTTCCGACCACGCGCTCGGTCAAGTCTCGCGGTGTTCCTGGCCCCAGAGGCTTGCACTTTGCCGCCGTGGAGGATGGACAACAGATTCAATTCTTCCTCTTTAGCACTGTCCTCAAGAACATCCATAGACACACCATAGGCTCGTAACTCACCTTGGCGCTTTCTACCCAGCCGTCCCTCACGCCTAGCATTCTCCTCAGATGAAGCGATGGCTGCTCTGGCGTTGTTCTCTTCAAGTTTTGCGTTGTACTTTGCGACCGCGTTGGCTGACTGCCCCTGCTTGATCGCGCCAATAGCGGTTATCGCGGTTGACGCGGCCATCAGGCCAATGCTAATTGGGTCCATTACAACACCCTCGCATACAGGCTACAATCCCCGCCACCGGGAGAATACGCTCTCATACACTCAGCCTCCATCGTAAATCCCAACGCCCGCGCCCAGCGATGTCCTGGCTCGAAATCACAATCTACGGTCATCTCGATACGTTGTATGTAACACCCGTCAAGGAACCGCTTAACCGCCCGGTGGACACTCATAAAATTGTTTGTACCTACATCGGAGATGAAGGACCACGCCATCGCCCTACCGTGCCACTGTTTGATAATACCGGCACACACGATGGGTGTGTCATCAATGAAGGCAGTATAGGATGGGAACTTCTCAAGGGCTTCGCCTTGCTCTTTAGTCACCCACCCACTCAGGTACGCCTGGGCGTCCTGAAGTTTCAGGTTCTCTAGGTGGGTGTACTTAAAGGGTACGACGATCATTTCATCGGTCCTGTGTACTCAACTGAGGCATCACCGCCTCGATTGTCACCGGCAAGGGTTGGGCTTGCCGGTAGAAGATATGGTTGTCGCTACTGTACGCTCCATCCCACTCAATCTCCACATCCCCATTGAATAACGACACCGCCGTATCCATACGGTCGCCGCCTTCGCGGAAGGATATAACAGAAAGATTGTCAACATCTGGACCCGCTGAACCACCTAATGTCTGTAAAAAGCGTATGATGACGCGGTGAATGCGGTTCAACTTACCCTGCGCGGTTCCGTCTGTAGCCCCCGCGTCGAGGCGCAGCATCTCGAAATCAGAGTTGTAGGATTTACCGACATGAACCTTCGATGCTTTACGATCCAATGTAATTGCACCTGAAGAGACGGTCTTGGGGGCATGGGCAGACCCTTCGGCCAAGATGGATACTACTTGACCTTCGAGATGGTCGAGGCCAGAGATCGCCGTCGTCCTTATCCTGGCCTTGCCGCCTGAGACGTAGGCGGTGTAACTAGCGGTTACGGTGGCGTCTACAGCATGATGGATGTCACCACCTGAAGTATAGCTGGTGTAACCAGAGCCGTTGATGCCAGACAATTGAAATGTATTAGCGGTCTTGTTGGCGACGGTGAAGCCCTTACCGTTGAGTTCGGTCATGCCCGCCACATTCACGATCAAGATTTCGTCAGTATTTTCAAGACCATGTGCGACCGCCGTTATTACGACGGGGTTCGCTGCGGTAGCCCCAGAGATAGCGGGTGAAATCTTACCGTTGAGGAACAACTCGAACGTATTGGTCGCGCTCTGTCCGGTCTTGTAGGATATTTTATTGACCTCTGTCATGCCTACGACATCTGTCAGTCGCACTTCAGAACCGTCAGGTATTCCGTGAGATGCTGATGTGACCACGGCAGGGTCAGCCGAGGTGATGCTCGTGATGGTCAACGGGACATCGAGAGACAGACCACTGTCAACAAAGAAGGCGTCTTCCTGATCTTTCGTCTCTTCCCAGTGGGGCTTCAGATATTCAATATATCGTCTCGTCGCGCCGTTGATGTGCCGCCGTACTATCATGTAAAGTTCGTCGGCATCTCCTGCGGTGTTCGGAATGACCGCCACGCTCTCGACCTTTGCTTGAGTGGTCCCTGCGTCACTGACGCCCCCCATGATGTGCCGCGCCCATCCAATGACCTTCTGGTCGCGCTCGTAGGTCAATGAGTTCAGCGTACCATCCGCCAAGACCGTCCATGCGAGGCTCTGTGGCTCGGCCTGATAGGCCATATCGACTACACCTGTGCGGGTGATATGTTCGGCAACGAGGGTCGTGTCCAAGGCTCTGAAACCGTCATCCTCGAAGATATAGGCGAGTTCCCTGATCTTGCGCTTGGCGCGTTGAAGGAAGAGTATTGTACGACCGGCTCTAATGGGGGTGATGTTGGCGCTGCCGTAGGCGGTCGATCTGGTGCTCTGCACATTGATTGGGGTCACAATAATGCCGGTGTCAGACGCCCGAAGTATCCACTCACCACCAACTGTTCCAATCAGAAGCCCTTTTTCGTCTGAGGCCAGCCAGCGTATCGCGTTGACCGTATCAGCGGATAGGGTGTTCGTGACACCGTGATCGGCAACAACCGTACCATCAGGGTCAGTCGGCGTGAAGTTCTCAAAGTCACCTGTGCGGCTGAGATCAAGTCGCTGCGGGTGATCCGTAGGACCAGCAAAACAAAGTCTGTTCTGGTGGAACGTGACCGCCGTAGGATAGCCTGTCGTGATTGACCACACCCCAAGCCGCCAAGTGATAGTCCCTGTGGTCGCTGACGCATTAGGGCCATCAATGGTGGCGGTAATGCTAGTGGTATTGGCGCGGGCTGTGATAGTCAGGAATGTCCAGTTCCCTGCGGCGTCTTCCCAGCGTATTTGCCTCCCGATGTCGCTTGCTAGAAAACCATCGCCCCCGTTGATACCTGTAACCGCCGATGCTGTTACGGTTACAGACCCAGAGGTCGCGGACAGGGTTAGAGTCGTCGCTGTGGTGTTCGTGTTCAGATACGGCCCATCTAAGAACGTAATGTTGGTGATCGTCCATACAGTGTCCGAGGTGCGCGTGATCTTGCGAGGCGGGTAAGTCGGATGTGTTATGTACAGCGTATCGGCGCTCTGGGTGAACTTTAACTGGAACAAGTCCGCTGTAACGTAGGTCGTTACCAACTCAATTGTCAGGGCCGAGGTGCCAGCGGAGCCGTAGGTAGTGTACGCCGTACTGTTGACGTTGGTCCCGTCGATGTCGGTCAACTCGTAGGTGTTGGTGGCCTTGTTGGCGACCACATAGTACTTCCCATTCAACTCTGTCATCCCGACAACGCCGGTGATGTAAATCTCCTGCCCGTTGGTATAAGGATGGCCGTTGTCTGTAACAACGCAAGGGTTGGCCTTCGTAGCGCCTGAGATGGTGGTGGTGCTGCCGATGATTGCCCCGTTGTCTTTATAGAAACGAGCGTAGAGGTTTCCAACTTCAAGGATGTAAGCCTGGGTTGTCGAGAACTCAAAACGGATTATTCGCGTGGACAGCGAACTCGTCTTGACCTCTTTCATAAACACCGTACCAGGACGGCGCTCGACCGGCCCCTGCACCAACGGTATGAAGTTGAGACAGGTCTTCAAGCCGGTCTTATAGCGGTCAACTTCTGGTCGTCCGTAAAGAAGTGAAGATATTTCACCCCCGTTGAAATTGTTCTGTATGGGGCTGACTTTCGTCATTTAAAGCCTCGCCGTAATCCAAGGATCAGTTGGACTTTCCTGTGGCGGGCGCTCGAAGGCGTTGACGCGGCGGGCTGACGCCTTGACACTTGAGTAGTGATTATCAGCCTCCCTCTTCTTAGTGTTGGATTGCGTCACCTTTTCCGAGATGTCTCTGGCGATACGGGCGATCAAGAGTTCGACGAACAGTTTATCAAACTCGTTCTCGTCCGTGACCTGTTTCATGTAGACGAGGTTAATCGGAGAACTGTTGTCCGTCAGAACAAACCTACCCTCAATCTGGAAGTCGTCTTGGATGTTCGAGCCGTTCGTCCCATTAGTCGGTAGCATACGGATATAGTCAGCGGGAAGGGCGTACCGTTTCGCGTATCCGAAGGTGGGGTCAGTGCTATCCGCCGCGATCTGAACCCGCGCACGGGCGAAACTCCACGGGTGAGCGCGGAGTTCGCTATCGCGGGCTTGTGCGTACACACGATTGCAAGCGCGTCCTGCGGTCGTGTCTTCGGTCAAGGCGGTGATGGCCTTTGCCCCGACACTTTGTAGAGCGAGGTTGCAGATGCTTACTGCATCAGTCATCGTCGCCCCCTATTTAGGATGTTTCGAGAGTAATACGGTCGCTGAGAATGGCGGCAATAATTGACTGAAGCGTCACAACAGCATCATGCTTACTGGCGTCTTCATCAATAACCACCCTAACTCCGCCAGTCACCGTACCGGCAGCGGTGTGGGTAATATCGCTAATGTCGGCATTCATCGCAACGTCAATCTGAGAGTTTGCCATTCCTGTCTCCTAGAGAAATTGGGGGTGGCCGAAACCACCCCCAGGTCGATCAGTCAACAACGTACAACATTGTTAGCTCAATAGTGCCAGTAGCAGCAGCGCCAGCAATTACAACCGTGATGGGAATACCATCAGCGTCTGCATCGACAACACTGTTGCGACCAAGTGCTGATGTAGCAGCAATATCAACCGTAACGATCCCGGTTGACGCAGCCGCAGCTTTGTATTCATCAACGTCAAGAGCAACAACTGTACCAGCAGCGTTCTTATAAGCCGCGTGGCCTACAGAAGCTGTAGTAGAACCACCAAGAGCGTCATGCACAAGCTCTCCCGAAAGGATACGCGCACCGTTTGGAAGGTTGAACATTTCGATTGGACCGACAGCAAGAGATGCCGCTTCAGCTAATGCGTAAGCGACACGCACACGACCAGCCTGTTCGTTAGGCTTAACCCGTGTGGCTGGCGTACTTTGGTCCCACTTGGTCTTTTGGACGCTATATGTAGTAGCCATTATTTAGGCCTCCGAACAAGTGATTGCGACGACTTTTTGCTCTTCTACACGGGTAGCGCCAAAGGTTCCTTTGACATAGACCTGTGTCGAATAAGATTTGTCGGCACGCTCAGAGATGTTCACATTGATATCATTCCAGATGCCAAGGTGAAGGCCCGATTTCGCCCAGCAAATTGCCGTGCGATCCGTGCCAGAGAGAGTAAGACGTTGGCTGTCGATGAAGTTAAAGCCCATGAAGGCTTTGATACGTCCATCAACCAAGACGGGCTTGTTGGTGAAATCCAAGCTAACTGCCTGAGTCTCGCCAAGTAGATCGTCATGCTGTTGAGCGCCAATAGCGCAGAACAGAGGCTCATTGTCCACATCGACTTCAGCCGCAATAAGCAACTGCATGGCTTCACGCAGTTTGGCAACCGTGAGGCCACCAGCGGTTGTCCCGGCGGTCTGCCCGGCGGGGAAAGCTGTAGAAGTCGTTCCATCTTCACCAGTCAGCGAGGTCGCCGTCGCAGCGGTGATGATGAGATCATCCATTGCGCGGCCCAGAGCCATAGCGCCGTTGATGGCGTAAGGCGAGGTCGGGTCTGCAATGATGCGGAGTTTGTCTTGGTCATCAATCAAATCGGCCCATTCGTAATCCGTTGGGAAGACCCAACGTTTATCCTGGGGAGTCTCAATCAATGGGGTATCACCGTGGCGCGTAGTCTTGGCAACGGCGGTTACTGCACCTAGCTGATTAACAGCAGCGCCAGACTTACCGTGATAGCTGTCTTCCATGACAGCCCCACGCAGCTTGGAGCCACGCTGTTGAAGCAGGTGCTCAACAGTAGACTTGTAGTCAATTACTGACCAGTCTAAGACTTCATTTGACATGAGATTTGCCTTCCTATGTCGGTTAAAACAAAAAGCTGGAAGGCTTGTCCGAAAACTTCGGGGCCACTACTAAGGTTTTATAACCGGCCCTTGCGGGTTATCGGCGGTTTCCCTTTCGACACCACTATGGTGTGCTTGTGGCATTATGAGCACAGGTGTAACGGTAATGCAACAGGTTTACGCGTTCTGATGTGCATTAAGGCTAAACCTGCTTTATCACTTTTTCCTTGGTGATGATTTCTTCACGACCGGCTTTTTCTTAGCCATTGGCTTAGATGCAGGTCTTCCAACTTTTGAACCGTAAGTACCGGGACCATAGGGCATTACTTCTCACCTCTGTTAATATGTTTACGCTTCAGTTTATCCAACTCTACCACCTTCGGTCCAGCAGAAATATACTGCGCCAACAATTCTGACACAGCGAGGACATTATCAGCGGTCACACCCTCAAGCCGACTCGCCAACTTGAGGGCTTCTAATCTTACCTGTTTCATGCTGCGAGGCCCGTGGCTTGTCGGGCCAGCGCCGACTTCTTATTGACGGCGGCGTTATGTCCAGGGTGTTGCTTGTCGAGCCATGCGTCCATGAACTCTTTGTTCATTGATAGTTCGTTCAACTCAGTCTTCGCTTGGTCAGGGGTCTTCTCGTTACTCACCACCGACTCTCCAGTGTCGAAGTTATGGTCACCCATCTTGGAGTTCAGGTTGTCGATGAACTTCATCGCGGCAACCGGCCCCATACTGCTCCGCAGTCCTTCTAAATTTTCCAACGTGAACCCAAGTTTAGTCGCGGCAACGTCGATACCGGCGATCTTCTGTTCATACGCTGCGCCCCAATCCGTCCTCAACTGCGCGATGGCGTCATTGCGCGACACTTCAGCAGCGGTATTAGTGGCTTTCTCTGTCGTTCCGCGATAACCCTCCCAACTTTCCGAGATGATCTTCGCTTGCTTATCTGTCAGGCCCGCACCGTGAAATGTATTCGAGGCCCACTCTGCGAAGGCTCCGTCTTCTCCTGCGGGGGGAGCGAGGCCGTAGTCGGCGGCTGTCTCAGGACGCCCCAACTTGGTGTAGAACTCGTTTCTCTGTTCCGGTGTGGCGTCGTCGCCAAGGAGTACAACGGTACGGCCAGCCTTGTCGGCTCCCATCATGCTCTCAAGGTTGCGGTAGCTGCCTAGAACATTCGCGTAAGAACCGTTCTGTAGACCTTTGCTGATGGCCCAATCTTTGACATCACCATCTGGAACACCACCGATCCAATCTGTGTTCGGTGCGTCTGGTGTGCGCCCCGGCGCGGGGGCGGCTTCTGGAGCGCTTGTCTCGGCGGGGGGCGCGGATGCTTCCGGTGCCGGGTTGCCCGCGTCAACGGACCCAGTTTCTTCGGCCATGTATTATGCTCCTTTGGTTGGATTATAATGTTGTAAGAGTTCTGCTTCCGTCATGTTGAGGTGCTTCGTAATTCGCAACCACACCTCTCGCCGTCCCTGTAGGATGCCTTCGAGTCGGGAGTCGGTGTGGAAGGTGCTTTCATTTGCCCGACAAAACTCTCCCAAATCCTGAAGAACCCGTGAGGCGTGGACCCCTTTGAACACTTGGCGGTAGGCTTGCGAACGAGTCCGCAAGAAGTCCCGCACTTGGTCTATCATTACTGCAATGCTTTCATCACGCCAGCAGCGGCAGGTGCCGCCTCGATCATCTGTTGGGTCTGCTGCTGTTGAGCACGTTGTTCACGTTGGGCCTTGACTGTTTCGAGATCATTCATCCACGACGCCGGAACCGCATTAATCTCGGCCAACTGTTGGTAGATGACATCCGTGTTGAACTGATCCAACACCGACAGGTCTTGTGTCGTGTTGGCGTATGCAATCGCCGCTTCCAGAGTTCGCAGCCAACCGGCTGCTTCTTCGGAGCGTTGCGACCGTGACAGCGGGCTATCGTACTCAATCTCAAACTCGCCTTCTGCTTCGGCCAGCAGCGGTGGCATCGGGGACAACAGACCTTGCTTCGACAGGACATCGAGTTCACGCTCGATCATTGGCCCCAACATCTCAGACTGTTGACGGCCCATTGTCGGTGACAACAGCGCCCCCTTCTCACGGGCGCGTTCGAGAACTTCGGTCGCCGTCATCGTTGGCGTCTCGATCAGGATTTGGAACAGTGACACCAGGAACGCATCGTTGATAACGCTGCGCTCCATGTCCATCAAATCTTGACCGGCTGCGAGATTGCCGGTCGGGAGTGTGTGGACAAGCGCACGACCATCAGCGGATACCCCACCGGGGTTCATCGTTCCAGGCTTCAAGCTAAATGTGTCGAGGATGCCATCGTCGTGCGACAGCAACACCGGGTCCACGACCATGTGGCCCTGCTTGAGCAGCGTCTTCTTCTGCTCGTTGAGAACCTTGATCGCGGGCAGCGCCAGCATCGCGGGCGACCGGCCATAGATTTCCCCCGGCCCCGTGACGTAACGCGACACCTGATATGGGAATGTATTGAACCCGCCTTCACTCAGGACCATACGGTCCTGTACCGAGATGTAATAGGACGCGAACTGTTTACCTTTGGCGTCAAGCCTACCCGCCTCAACCTCAATTCGTGGGCGGACACAGTGGATGATCTCATACTGTTTATCGGGGTCAGTCTTCAGTGTACTGACAACGCTGTCCGGTATCTTGTCCCAACGCCCGGTGTCAACACGCTGTTGCATCTGCCGCGCTGTCAAACAGTACTTCCGGTACGCCGTGTCGATCATCGCCTGATGGCTCATGTCGAAATAGAGTTCCCGAAGGTCAGTCGCCTGATATCTCAGACCCCCTTTGTCGTGATGGTCGGTGAACATGACGCCGGTTCCAAACGCACCCAGGCCAATGTAGACCTCGTGCTGTTGGCTGGAATAGTTTGCCTTCGGTGAGTAGCGGTGTCTGAACAGCCTGTTCGTCGCGTCCTCGAACCACAACTTAACATCATGGTCTTTCATCAGGCTAGGATCAGATGCTTTCAGCCTGTGCCACTTCTGATTACGCGGCGTCAGCATACTCTCCATCGCAGCAGCAAAACGCTCAAGCCCCAACGCTGCGGTACTGTCGAGCATCTTCTCAGTGCGCTTCTCGCCACGGGTGATCTCTGAGCTAGGCGACTGATACGGGACGCTGTAGCGGGGCAACACACGGTCGGCTATCTCAGTCCAATGGCTCTCCCATGTCCCGCGCTGGCTGACCAACGAGTCGTACCGTTTGATGATATCGCCAGCGATGTCTTGTTCGGCCATGTTTAGGCTCCGAGTAGTGTTTCGGTTGAGGTGGTAGCAGATCGTGCAAGCGCCCTCTTCCTTCGCTGGGCTGCTGTCATTGGCTCAACCAACGCCGCAGTGGCTGATGGTGTGTCGGACTCTTTACTCGCGCCGGGTGTGTACTGTTGGCTTCTTTGCTGCGCTCCTGAAACAGAGTCGTCGCCGGGGTCGTCAGTTACACCCCCCGTCCCTAGACCGCTGGTGTTGAACCCATCAAGCATACCGCTTCTGTCGAGTAAATGCCCGCCCACTCCAGTAGCTATTTTAGCACCTAGACCCATAGGCGTTGCTAAACCTAAAACGGTTGAGAGGGCGCTGAAGACGCCGGGGCCAGAACTCTCAGGTAAAACGCTCTTACGCTCTGGCGTCCCCACTACCTTGGAGTTGTCGGTGGACCCATCATTCGCTTTATCCGCTGAATGTCTACCAGAGAGGATGCTGAATAGGCTGGGACTAGAAACCGTTTTTGGGTCATCAGAGAAGATGTGGCGATTTCCCGGCAGCTCTCCCACGCCCTTGGAGTTGTCGTCAGACCCGTCGTTCCCTGCATCACTACCACTCATCTCACTCTCCCAACAGTTTCATAATCGCTGGGGAGGACTCGTCCGTTACTCCCTGGCCGCTGGTCGCAATAGTCTTTTCCCGCCCTGTTGCGTTTGCTCTTTGCAAACGCGTCCGTGTAGCAGCATCCCTGACTTCTGTGTCAGACCTTGATGGTGGCGCTGGCGCGGGCTTGGGATCGGGAATCTTTGGCGAAGAGAATAAACCGCCCATAGGCGTCTCCTGTAGGTCACAGTGTTGCAACATGGGCACACTACAACGGAAAGAACCCCCGGCACAAGGCCGAGGGTTGAGTATTGAGAACTGCGTGCTCACGCAATAGTCTCATCCAGGGAGGATCATGTGAATATATCATAATCTGAAGAAACTACAACTCTGTTCTTCCTGAACCTACGGGATGATGGTGCGTCGTTCCTCGACACGTTCTTGCTGAACGTCATCGCCAGGGCGTCCGCGTAGTCTGGTGAGGCGAACCCTTCCTTGCGCATCTTCTCCTTCGGCCATAGCGCGAGTTGCCCTTTAAGGTTGACGCTGTAGCGCATAGCGCAGAGATCGTCCACCAACTCCCCCTCGCTCGGAAGGCACCCGGTTGGAATCCAATCTCGCATCCGACCCCACAATTCCGTCCTGTGCAGATAGAACACCGTCTTATCCTGTGCAGCGCCACCAGCTTGCACCTCGATGATGCGGTATCCAGCATTGCTCAACAATTCGCACACCGGACCCCCAATGCCGTCTGCCTCAATAAAAACATGATCTGGCTTGTACTTCTCAATCGCCGTCGAACAATGCTCCGCCATCTGCTCTGTCGTGCATTTAGCAAACACCTGCGGCTGTATAGACCTCGCGTCCCGCCCCTGTCTGAACCGTATCACCGCCTTGTCTCTACCCATCCGCGCCGGGTCAACCCCCATCAATAGTGGTGCACCGTTGTCTGGTATCAGTTCACGCTCGACCGCATCCTCAACCTCACCCCTAGCAATGAAGTTGTCGTCGCCCTGCCGGGGGAACTGCCCGTACACCTCAACCCGCGCCTGATCGCTGTCCGGCCCATACTGCCGAATGATGCTATCATAAACACCGTGGTCATTCTCATTGACATCCCGCCCGTCTATCGTCGCATGGTTCCACTGATCGCGGTTCCCATGAAAACACTCAAAGAACTCCCCCGACGGGTTCCTTGGATTGCTGATCGCTATCCAAATACGATGGGTCGTCTTGTCCGTGAAATACCCCTGCGCCACCGGCCAGATGTCCCCAGGTATGCCGCTGGCCTCATCAAACAACACCGCCATCCCCATCTGACTATGAGGACCGGCGAAGGCATTCGGGTTCTCCTCCGACCACAGCTTCGCCTGTATGTACCAATATGCATCATCGTACCCCGTCGTCTCCTTGAGAGCCGTCACCAACCACTCAGCGGGATAGAGGCTCATTACGTTATGCTCAAACCACCGCTTGTTGATCGACATCGTTGCCCACTTCCTGATCTCTGGAAATGTCGTGGACTTGAGTTGCTGCTCGGTGTTGGCCGAGACGATCACCGTGCTCGATGGTAGACAACTGAAAAGCCATAAGGCGATCCACGCCAGAAACGCTGACTTGCCTATCCCCCGGCCGCTGGCCCTGGCGAGTTTCAATAACTCCGGTATCTGGTCGAGTTCCAACTTTCGATTGTTGGCAAGTAGGTGTTCACGCATCTGGTTGAGGGCATCAAGCTGCCACTGACGCGGTCCAACGTGATTCGCCAGGGGGGTGTTCGGTTGACCCCACGGAAAAGCGTAAAGGACAAAGGACAAGGGGTCATCCCTGAAAGCAAGGAGCTTCGCTATGAGTTGTTGCTCGTCTGGGTGAGGTACTTGCTTTGCCATTAACGCTCCTTGGGTAAAAATAAAAAATAAAATAAAAAATAAAATTTTGAAATTATGCGGACTGACAGCGAGAGGACCATAGGGAGAAAGTCGCGCGGAACTCCGGGGGTGCCCCCCCGCCACCCCCCCCTTTTGGAAATTGGCCCGATCTTCT